AGAGTTCGAAGGCCACGCCCTAACAGTGAGGTTCGATGATGAAGACCCACTGATGAGGGATAAGAGTGTTGAGAACATGAGGATTCTAGCAGAGGATCGCTTAGGTAACAGACCACCTTGTGCCGTGGGATTACACTACCCGATTGAGGTGTGGCTACAAATACTTGAGGACAGAGTCTTCTTACTAGAGTACAAGGCGAGCCATCAGTAAGCGATAGCAAGTAGGCGGGCAAGCAAGAGGCAGGGATACAGCCAAGCCCCCGCCACTGACTATACAAACCCCCCGCCGTTTGTCTATGTCCCTTCACAGACACTGGCATTGTCCACTTGCATCAGTGTTTATCGCCCCGGCTGTGAAAGTAGCCTTCCGTCAACAACTGTTAACTGTTGTCACGGTTAGAGGTTGACACATAATATATTATCGGACATTCCAAGGCTCCAGGCGCAGGATCGGGCGAGTCGTGCTTGAGCGTGATTGGACAAGGAAGTTGGCTGGTAAGGGGGGGTTATGCAGTCTGTGCGGGAGAGCGGGAAATCCTCACCCCTCATAAGTATGAAACCCCAAAGCACCCACACCCTCCAAAAAGAAGTGAGCGAACAAAGTGCCAGCTAAGAAAGGCCCCGGCGTAGACCAATCAGTTGTCGAGCAAGTGAAAGCTCTCCGCGCCACGAACGTGCCGCAAAGAACCGTAGCCGACCAGTTGGGTATTCACATATCTACCGTCCGTAGATATGAACGCCGCCAAGACGAGACTCCCGAACAGTACGAGGCCCGCGCCAAAGAGTTGGTGCGGTTTGCCGAGAATGCTTGGGAAGTTGTTCGCCTTGCCGTGATAGAGGTTATCGAAGGTCTCAGAAATAAAGAGATAAAACCCAAAGACGCGGCGGTTATCGGTGGGATTTATTTCGACAAGATTCTTGCGGCTGAATCGAGGATAGGCGGCAACGAGAAAACGACAGAGCGATTTGTCTTAGAAGTGGTGACTAGTGAAAGCAAGAGTGATTCTCTCCCCGACCCAGGAGAAGTTTCGCAACTCCCGAGCGCGGTTCAGAGCGATGATTTGCGGATTGGGGGCGGGGAAAACGTTCTCGGGGTGCTTGGAAGCGGTGACCCAGAGTCTGGAACAGAAAACGTCAGGGGTGGTGGTAGCTTCGACCTATCGGAACCTCAAGGACTTCGTGATTCCGATGATAACGGGGGAACTTTGGGAAGCTCTGGGGATTCCTGACGGGTGGAGTCAATTCTTTCCGCAGTTCAATAAACAAGACTTGATAGCTACCGCTCACAACGGCTCCAAAATCTATTTTAGAAGTTGCGACCGTGAAGGCGATTTAAGAGGTCCGAATTTAGGGTGGTTCTACATCGACGAGGCCGCGAGAGTCTCTTTGAACACGTGGAAGATCATGGTCGGGCGTATAAGACGCCCCCCGGAGAAAGGTTGGATAGCGACTACCCCCAAGGGACGAAACTGGGTCTGGGAAGAGTTTGCACAAAGGAAAAGAAATAATTACGAGTGGTTCAAGGGTGATTCCGGTGAGAATACCCACCTCTCAGCGGAATATAAAGCGTCGCTGAAAGAATCCTATTCGGGTTCATTCCTGGCCCAAGAATTCTATGGCGAATTCACAGCCTGGGAAGGTCTAGTCTATCCGGATATCGCGGTGGAGAAGCACCACCTCGATGCGTCCACGGACGGGTATAAATATGCCCTTGCCGGTTGCGACTGGGGTTGGGCCGACCCGTCGGTAATCCTTGTGGGACTTGTGGGGATGGACGGGCGGATTCATTTCGTCGAGGAATACTACAAAAATCGTACCCCCATAGAAACCATAGCCGCGAAAGCTCTTGAACTCCGTGACAAATGGGGAGTTCGGACGTATTGGTGTGACCCGTCACGACCTGAATATGTTCAAGAGTTTCGCAAGTGGAAACTGGACGCCCGAAAGGGCAAGAACGAGATCGACCCCGGCATTTCGGCGGTTTCGAGACTGATCGAGAAAGACCTTTTCCGCGCCGATTTCAACCAGTGCCCCGAGATGATTAGAGAGTTTGAGACATATCAGTATTCGGAGGACGACCAAGGGAAAGTATTGAAAGACAGACCGATAGACCGCGATAACCACTGCATGGACGCCATGAGATATCTCGTTTATTCCCAACAGCGGCAGGGCCATGCTTCGTCAAGGAGAGGTAGATGACAAGAGAGGAAGCCTGGCGACCCATAGGGTCGAACATACAGAAACGCATCGACTTTAATCTTACCCAAAAGATTGTCTCTGACGTTTACGGAGCGAAGTATCAATTCCTCTCAGAAGAAGCATTGAAAAGAATCTCCGATACCAATTACTTCTATAACTACTACGATTTAGAAGGCCAGTACTGGGATATGCCCCATTCTCTCGGCTACAAACCTACGATTATGCCCATTAATTTAGCCCGGTGGTTTGTCCGTAAAAGAACGGGCTGGATGTTTGAAGCCGCTCCGGACATAGAATGCCCCCCGAAACAAATAGACTCCTCTGACGAAATGGAGACGGACGGGTATAAACCCTCCGATGCTCAAAGAGCCGCGAACGATGAAGGTTCCGCAAGGGAACAACTTCTTTACTCAAACTGGACCGAAAATAGATTTGAAGAAAAACTTTTAGAGGCCGCTAAAGACTTCTTCGTGGGCGGAACGACAGCTTTAAAGATGCGTTACCTGCCCGGAAAGGGAATCCGATTGAACTTCTGCCCCGCACAAGAAATCTTCCCGGTCCCGAACGAGACCGACCCCGACTCTTTCGACGCAATCCATTTCTGTTCGTTCTTCGATAACGATAAAACCATCTGGAAACAAAGTTGGGAACTGATCGACGGGAAGTGTTATCTCTCCGAAGGTCATTACAACTTGAACATGGTCCTCCAGAAACTTGTCTATAATCGCGAAGATACTAAACTTGATTTTATCCCTGTTCTTGTCTTCCCTCGCGATTGTTTGAGCGGGGAACTCTACGGGACATCGATGCTAAAAGACCTCATACCCCTCTTTGATCAGTACAACAGAAGTATGTCGGATGCCGCCGACTCACTCAGATTCAACCTCTTCGCGATCAATGTTTTGTTAAATGCCGCGCCAGACGCTGAGAAAGAACTGCGCATCTCTCCGGGCGAGGTATGGAACATTGGGGGTGACGGCGTGGACGTGAAGAAATTAGAATCTTCCTTCCAATACTCCGCCGCCCTCGCAGACTTCCTGACCCGCCTGGAAAATTTGATGCACCTCCTTTCTGACGTACCCGACATCACCCCCGACCGCATCAAAGGCTTCGGCCTCGTGAGTGGCGTAGCACTTAAACTCTTATATTCCGACCTTGTCTCTGCCACTCAACAAGATTGGAGAGTGTGGAAAAGTCGACTTGTGAAGAGTAACGAATATGCCCTGAGAATGATGGAGACGTTTGGACTTGGAAGTGCGAACGGGATTTACACGAACCGGATAATCCCACATTTGCCCCTACCGGAAAACGAGGCTGAGAAAGTCAGTATTGAAGCACAGAAACTTGCTACTTCTTTACAGAGCGTCCACGGTGCTCTACGGGAACTCGGTGTGAAGAATCCAGAGGTGCTTATCGCGCAGATAGTCACCGAACGTGAACGGTTTCTGGGCGGCGGCGGCGGGATCGGTAAACAAATCAGTCCGCAAGAGAAGGAAATCATAAGTGGCGCGTAACGAACGAGTCCAAGTCTTTGACGACAACGGTAAACCGAAACCGGGCGGGAAGATTTTACCCGACCCGTTGTTTATGAACGTTGCCGTGAAGATATGTCCGAAGTGTAAAAAGGTGGGAGAGAAATGCCAGTGCGAAAGGCATCAAATGGCAAGTGGAAAATAGGTAGCGGCAAGGCGATATATAAAAGCAAGGCCAGTGCAGAAAGGGCTTATGCCGCTTATCGGGCGAAGAAACACTCGAAAAAGGGGAGGTGAGCGAGATTCCCTACCCCAATGAGCATTCTTGCCGGGT